CGCCGATACTTGGGCCTGGTGACGGCGTGACGCCGCCTCGGACGACATCGTAGCCGACTGATGTTTCGGTAACGCGGGGTACTTTCGGCATCAGATCAACCCTTTCTGCTTCTTGTACGCCCGGTAGCCCAGCGCCCCGGAGTTCAGGGCGGTCGTGAAGCCCTGAGTCATCGCCTGATTGCTTGCCAGCTTCCCGGCATACTTGACCTGCTTGGCCTGCTCGGTAAGCCCCCAAGCGCGTCTGGCGGCGTTCTGGCGGATCATGAACACGTCCTCGGCACCGATGGCGGCGGTGTCCGATGTGACGGCCAGCGGCGTGCCGGAGCCGACCACAGCGCCGGAGGCTCCGTATAACGCCCGCTGCGTGCCGATCTCCTGCTTGGTCTGCTTCTGCCTGCGCAGCGCCTCATACGCGCCAGCAGCCTGCTCCTGCTGCGCCTGCGTGTTGAGCATGGCTGCATTGGCCTTCGCCGCCTTCTGCTCGGCGCGACCCTGCATGACGCCGCTCACGGCCTGCATACCGGCCATCGCTACATAGATTCGTGGGTCACACATGCTTGGCTCTCCGCACTCCACCAAAACCGCCTGAACAGCAGGCCACTCTTGCCATAGGGTTCCGGCGCCTCAAGCGTGAACCCCATCCACCGCAACCAGCGTTGCGACACAACATAACGCTCATCGACGTAATTGAACAGTTCCCGGTAATTCCGCCTTGCCTCACGCCAGTAGGGGCGGCAGGCGCGGGCGAACTGGAACTGGTACTGCTCAATGACCCCGGTTGAAATCAGCCACGGCACGCCAACCCCGGTCAGGCTCGACAGCGGGCAGATGCCGAAGATGCACATTGGCCCCTCGGGAACCTCCACCACGCGGGCAAAGTCGCTATGGTCAAGGGCGAACAGGATCGACTCGATAACGCTCGACCCCATAGCCGCATGAACCTCCTGCACATCCGCCTCACGGGCAAGGGACTGGATGACCGCCGCGTCAGCAAACGTGGCCGGCCTGACGATCATGACGACCCCTTCACGAAGTCGCCAACGATTGCCATGACCCGGATTGGCAGCGGCGCACGCTGCTCGACCCTGATCCGCCCGCCCTTGCCGAAGCCTGATGTCAGCGACACCTCGGCAATGTCTGTCACGGGGGCGGGGGAGCCGTAGCTGTCGTCGTCCTCCCGCGTCCGGTACTCGTTCATCTCGCCCTCGGGATCGCCCGCCCAGAACGACGCCGTGGACTCGACGAAGATGCCCAACTCCACGAGCTTCTTGGTACTCAGGAACTCAGCATCCAGTCGCAGCGTCTCCATTGTCGGGGTATACGGGACGCCAATGCGAACCACGCCACCGTGGTCGTCCAGTGTGACCGACCCTGACGTTGAGACCGTGTAGGTGCCCGCGTCGATGCCGTCAGCCGACACCGCGACCTCGACCCCGACCAGATGATCCAGCCCAACGAACACGTCCTTCGCCAGCGCCCAGTCTGTCGTCACGACCCCACGGATAGCCTCCGGTGTGACCACGATGCTTCGGACGGTGCCTGCCACGCCAGATGTCACGGTCAGAATCTCGCCCCGCCAGTCGCCAGACACCAGCACGTTGCCCACGTCGCCAGCCACCAGATCAATGTCGCCACTGGACAGCGTGACCGTCAGCACCCCATCAGCCGCCCAATTGCTCCCTGTCAGCAGCAGAGACTGCGTGCCGTCGCCGCGCCCATCGTAGGACAGGGACGAGTCAACGCACGTCAACTCAATGTCTGAGTCCACCACGCTCGGCGTGATGCGCTCGATGTACTGCCGGGTCGCGCCCATGACCGTCCGGGTGACGACGATGTACGCCTCATCGTTGTTGCCAGCCGGGATGACACACACGCGCTTGACTAGCGCCCCCGGCAGCGGGTGACGGTGCCAGCCGACGACCTCCTGCTCTTTGATGTACGTCATGCCGATCAGCACGCCGGTACTCATCACCAGCCAGATGATGCTGTCAGGCTCGTCAGCCAAGTCAGTGTCAACGACCGTTGCGCCGCCAGCCAGCATGTGCCGTGACAGAATAGACAGTTCTGGCCCGGTGAACTTGCCGTAGCGGTCGTCATAGGCCAACTCTCTGACCTTGTTGCCGCCGCGCTGAACGTAGAGGCCTGCATCGCCCATGATCAGCACCGGCAGGTCATACGCGCCGTAGTACACCTGCGGCTCAAAGCCGATGTTCGATGGTGTGATGGCTGTATCAGCGCCGGAGCCAACCTTGTTGGCCGACACGCTGGTCAGGGCGATCAGCTTGTCGAGCGGCACCAAGTCAACGATGGCGTTCACGTCCCTGGCATTCATGGTCAGACTGAGCGCATCGTCATCTTGCAGCGGCGTCGATACCCCGTAGTCGTAATAGTCGCCAACCTTCGAGGCATCAAGCCGCTGCGGTTGCTTTCTGGTCGCGCCCTGCCAAAGCCGGTCGTTGTAATACGTCCCGACAGACGGATAGCCTTCTTCCTCAGACCATGCGCCGAACGACCAGAAGTCCGTGCGGTTGTTCAACTCCAACTGACGGGCGGTGACTGCCACGCCAAGCGCCGGAGCTACGGCGAACGTCAGTACCGTGGTGCTGGTGATCGTGTAGTCGTTGATGCCGAGCAGGACGCCATCGACGATGACCTCATACTTGGTCTCATCGGTCGTGGTGCCAGCGATTGTCAGTGTCGTGTCAGCGCCGTCGCCGGTCATCGTCCACGGACCTGCCGCTGCGACCGCGCCACCAACCACAGCATCAGGTAGCCGCTTCAGGACGGTTGCAGAGACTGACGTTGCGCTGGCATATGCCGTAATCCGCAGGACGCCGTAGCCGCTGTGTAGGTACTTCCACGTAACGCCGTTACGGTCAACCACTCCGGCTTCAACATCGCCTGACCCGTCATCGGCAATGCCTTCCTCATGTGTCGGCTGCACTGTTCCTGTTTTTACAGATGACGTTCCTACGCTGATGCACTCATAGGTCTTGCCATCGCTGCGGCGCTTGATGCCGTAGACATTATGTGCGCCAAACCTGCGCCCCGGCTCCCACGGCTTTGTCTCCTGAAGGTTCTTCTCCTCCAGCTTGAACAGCGCCCCGACGTGTGTTGCCTTGAAGATGCCTGATGATGCCGTGAGCGTCACCGACCCCTCGGCAGCACTCGCATGGACAAGGATCGACTCGTCCGTGTTCATGTCGAGGAATGGCCCGTCCTCGTACTCTGGAATGCTGATGGCGAACGCCGTGGGAGACGTGCGGCGAATCTCGCGTTGCTGGTAGTCGCTGTGGAAGATCGTCAGCACGTCAGCCGACTGTGTGAACCGCAGCGCCGTCAGATCATTGGCACCATACGGTGTAACAAGCTGGATGCACTTCTCTACCGTCCCGCCGCTGGTGTATGTGGCCGTAGTCGTCGATAAGCGCGGAACACGGAATACAGTGGTGGAGATAACAGCCGTGACAGTGTGGCTATCGTTGACACAAGGAGCAGAGCCGGTACCAGACACACCAGCAACAACAGCAACGTCACCGACAACAAGGCCATGCGCAGAGGATGTAGTGATCTCGAACCCTCCGCTGTATGACGTGACGTTTGTGACCGCAACAGAGACCCCATCAGTAACCCTCGCGCCATTGGCTATGAACAATGCGTAATTCGGGCCGAACTCGATCAGGTATGCCTGCTCGCGGGAGTAGACGAACCGCTGCAAGATGACTGCCTGAGTGGAATACTTCGTCCGGCAGATGTACTCGGTGCCTGGCCGTCCAGCAACGCCACCGAACGGTCGCACAATCATGTTCTCGCAGACTTGCAGCGCCGTGCCGTACTTGTCTATATCGACGCGGCCATACAGTGATGGGCTGATCTCGCCTGACGCAAATGATGGGTAGTATTTTTCAGCCACTGGGCAATCCCTTGTCGAAGTACGCGGTCAATCTCTGATCGAAATGCTCGGGCTGTCAGGCTCCTTGTCTGGCTTGCGCTCGTTCTGTGTGGATGCGGATGCCTGCATGATCGTCGTGCGAAACATCTGGTATGCCTTCTCGGCGTCGTTCTTGTCGGACTTCAACGCGGGGGCCAGTTCTGACGCCAGATACCATGCCAGCGCGTTGACGAAGCTGGGATCGAACCGCTCGGTGTTCTCGACGCGCTTGGTGTAGTGAGCGTAGGCCGGTGATATGTCGCACACGATGACGGTGGTGTCGGCATCTGAGCGCGACATAACCTCATACGGGATGCGCGGCGAGTAGATGCCGTATAGCTCGCGGTCGCCGTATATCTGACCGCCGTAGAACGACCGCACGCCCATGTCGCCGGTCACGGCTCTCAGAAACAGGCAGTCTGATGGGTAGTCGTACTCGTAAGACCAACCGACAGGCGGGTCATTGGTCGTCGCAGACAACGCCTTGACCGCCTTCGCAAAGCCCCACGGATGCTCGCGCAACACGAAGTCACGCGCCGAGTCGTAGAACACTCGGAACATCTTGGCTTCTTCAGACGTGTCCGCGTCAGCGTCGATCACCCGCCTGTTGTGACGGATACGCGCCAGCGCCATGTTGCAGATCGTCGTCTTGTTGGTCATACGCCCGCCTCACGCAAAAGACAGGGGCGGCACGAAGCCGCCCCCATCATCACACCACACGCACACACTCAGAGCGGGTTGGATTCGGTCGGCTTCTTGGCGGCAGGTTTCGGACTCGGCTTTTCAGTTTCGTCCTCAAGAACTTCCATCCACTTGCCCAACTCAGCACGCGACTTGATGGTGAACTCCATCCCAGCCTTGTACCGCGAGATACCGTAGATACCTGTCTCAAGCGCCCTTACACGAATCAAGGTGTTACCTCCAATTAAGCCATGATGCTGAAGCCGTCAGCGTAGGTGCGGTTGTTCTGCACCATCGACAACGGAGCCAGGTGAGCCGACAGCGTGACTGTCGGAGTGGTGCCGCCAAGCGTGTAGTTCAGCCGGATATACCGCTCGTTGGTATTCGGCAGCGGGATCGTCATAACCGTGCCAAGCGCCAACTCAGCAGCCGTGGGAATGCGACGTGCAATCACGGATGCAGAGCTGAAACTGGAGTTATCATCGGTTTCAACGTCCACTTGGTAAGTTTCGTTACCAGTGGTGGCGTCAGCCGCGACCTCTACGGTCAGGACAACAGCCAGCGGCTCGCCAACACCGATGTCCCGATCAACACCCAGGTCAATCAGGTTGGTGGATGCGGCGGTCGCGGTCAGTGCCTGCGAATCGCTGAAAACATTTTGAGAATCAACGTACATTTTCTATTCCTCCGGTCTTACGACACAACAGATTCAGTCTGCAACAGGCCGTCGCAAACACGGATCGGGATACCACGGAACGTGACCTTGCGCTGGCCTTCTTCGCTGCCAGCATTCAGATACACGTTGCTCTTGCGGTTGGCCTGAATGTCCAGGTACTGATGGACACTGCGATTGGCGTAGAACACCGGACGACCCATGTTCAGGGACGGAATGCGGTGAGTCGCCTTAATCATCAGGTCAATCAGCGGGACAGCAGACCCTGCTGCATCGAGCGTATCGTCGTCGATATTCGCAATACGCACCGCGTAACGCCAGTCCTTCAGCGCGATACCTGCCTTCCACACGAAGCGGTCACGGTAGGCGCGCATACGAGTGCCACCCATGCCAGCAGAAGTCTCGACGGTCTCAACGCCCAAGTCCTCGTGCTGAAGGCCAGCAGTCGAGCCCTTCGGGAAGATGCCGTGAACGGTGTTCGCGCCCCACACGACCAGCCACATCGACGCCTGATCGCTGCCAGATGCCGAGCCAGCCAGAAGGATGTTCTGACCGTTTGCGGCACTGGTGCTGGAGTAACGCGGCGACAGACCGACGAATTCCTCGGGAGCAATCGTCGAGCCGTTGCCGTAGAACAGCGTCTGGACGAACTCCTGATTCATCGCCTCGATGAACGCCTGAGCCTCCTGAAGCCGATACGCGGCCTCGTTGCCATTCAGCTTCGCCAACTCAACGTCAACTTCAGACCACGCCTCAAGGATGCCGCACTGCTCGTCGATCTGAGCGGTGCTTGCCTTGCTCGGCGTCACGCCAGCGTTCAGCAAGCGCCATGCGACACTCGGCAGACCAGTACGAACAGTCGTGCGATGGCCAGTCGGCAGGTTGCCCTGAATCCAGAGCATGTCGGAAAGCACTTCGTTGGTTTGAGCCAGCAACTCAACGATGCTGGCGGTTTTGCCATCCGGATCGAGCGTCTTTGCCCAGTCAGACAGCGTTGCAACAGTAGTACCAAGAGTAGCCATGTTGTCACTTCCTCATATGTTGGTTATTTGCCCGCTGCCGATTCAGGGTAGAACACCTGCTCAAGCGTCCTCGCTGCACGGGAGTCATTCGCCCCCTGCGCCACGAAGCTACCCTCGCTGAAATTCGCACCCGCCTTCGCCAGCATTTTGATGAGACCGGGGTGATTGCCCAAACCTGTTTCCTCAAGGAACTGCCTGGTTTCAGCATCAGCGTATTTGTTCACAATCGACTGAGCTTGCTCAAGCGATTTTGACCACTTCGCGCCACCGATCTCCTTGTCTGCTTTGGCCTGCTTGAGCCAGTCAGCAATCGTCTCTGCGCGTTGCGTAGCTATGCGCTCGTCGAGTTGCTTCGTCAGCTCCGTGTACAAGCCGACCACCTTCTGTGCATTTTCCTGCGTCAAGCCCAATTCCTTGAACACGGGAGAAGCCAACTCAATCGCCTTCGCGTCGATCTCGACGCCATCCGGCAACTGGAACGCTTCATACACTTCCGGCACGATTGGCTTTGCGGCCTCGGCCTCCTTCGATGTCAGCGCGGTTCCACCATTGCCGGCATCGTTGCCTGACTCCGTTGCCTGAGTCGCTGCGCCCTCGTCGGTTTTACCCTGTGAGGAAGTGACATTGGTGGAAGCAGAGCTATCCGCCGCGTCAGCGTTCGCACCCGTGGTGAGTGCAGTTCCGGCTACTTCGTCAGTCATCCAAATCTCCTTCGTCGTCGTTGTCGTGAACAGGCTCGTTGCTCGTGTCCTCCACATCTTCAGGTGGACGCAACACGCTCTCGATCAGCCCCGGCCACGCTTTTGAAACGTCACGGACGATATCCAGTCCGAAACTTCTCACGCCTTCCCTCGCGTACAACCGGCTGCCGTTCGCCTCAAAGCCCCCTGAAAACACGCCAGCTTTGACTATTAGGCGCAACATATAACGCCGTGCGGCAGGATTTGCAAGCATCTCCCGCAAATCCGCCTCGTCCTGCAATGCCTGTAGTCTCAGCCGCTTGTCCTGATCCTTGACCCATCGCTGGTCGCCTGCCCTCGGTCGCGCCATCAGCCGCTACCTGTCAGGGCTTCACCGGCACGCGCCAGCAGCGTATCGCCACCTGCCTGAGTCTCGCCCATCATCTTCAGAGACTTCGCCATGTCGGGCATCGACTCCGCCATCTGCGCGGCCTGCTGGGCCTGCGCTCTCGCGGCACGCTTCTGCGCCACCACGTCATCAGGCACAACAACAGTCGGCGCCACGCCAACCGCGTTCGCGTACTCGTCGATCATCTGGTCAGTGTCAACCTTGTCCATGATCTCCGGCTGAATGGCAGCAATGCCCGCAGAGAACGCTGCCAGTTTCTCGATACCCGCCGTAGCCACTGCCCGCTGCGCCTGCGCTAAGATCGAAATATATTCGACCTTCAAATCCACGCCCTCCAACTCAGGCGGCGCTTCAGGGATCAGCCCCTTGCGGAGCATGATGCTGAACACCCGGTCAATCAGCGGATCAAGCAGCTCGTCGTTCAGCCGCTCAAGGATTGGCCCGAGCATCAGCAGCTTTTCCTCGTGCCGCTCGTCAACCTCTCGCGCCGTGATCTCGCGCCGGTCACTCTGCGACAGCATCAGGAACAAGTCCGTGTACATGACTTGGTTGATGCGCTTCGACGTGTCGTATATGTCCTGCAACATATTGTTCACGTCTGGCCTGATCTGATACACCGGCTGATAGCCCGGTGAATTGCCGACCGGCTCGGAGTAGGTCGTGTCACCCGGCAGCAGCGACTGGCGATCATTGCGCAGCGATGGGTGCCCCCACATCGGCGGGTCAACCAGCTTGTCGATGGCCTGCGCCTTGCGCCGCTGCTGCAACTGTATCGCTCGTGCATCGCCCAAGCAGTCCATCGCGGGCGACGTGCCGTACACGTCCTCGGCAGTCACATCCCATCGCGCGACCAGCACCGGGTTCTCGTGGAACCCCTCGGTGAGCAGGAACTCATCGCCGCGCTTCGTCTCGCCCATGCCCGCCTTGTCGATGTAGATGGACGACACCGGCATGTTGGCCGCGTTGTCGTACTGCGCGTTACGGTTCTCGTTCGGCACGACGAACTGGTACACCTCGAACGGCAACTGGTAATTGCCATTCGCCAACGCAGACTTGACCGGCATCGACAGGCGATCCTTGTCGAACATGTTCGCCATCTGCCACGCCGTCATCGTCAGCTCGCGCGCAAACGTATTCGGTATCAACCTGTCGTCTAGCGCGATCCAGTACGAATTTATTGTGAACGGATAGAACCGCACCACCTTGTCAGGGTCAGCGAGCGCCGCCATCGCGCCCGTGCCGAATACGCCCAATTCCTCGTACAGCTTTGGCAGCACGTTGTACAGGTTGCTCTTGCTGAACACGTCACGCATCAGCATCTCGACTTGATACAGCCAGACCTTGACCGGCCCGTACTCCATCATCTCGATGTCTGGTGTCGTCAGCCGGAACCACGGCCTTGCAGGCGATGTCAGCCCCGCCATCATGCCGCTCGCCAACGTGCGTGCCGCCATGCGCGGTGTTGAGTCAACCAGCTTGCGGTTGCGCCGGTCTTTCTTGTTCCACTGACTGCCCGCCCAGCGCCCCGCTCGCGGCAGGAAGTTCTCACCCAAGTCGCGCCAGTGCGGCTCCCAGTGCGCCCGCTGATCCTTCAACTGACCGTGCAGTATCTCCAGCTTCTTGCGGGGAGTCAGTGAGGTGTATTCCATGCGCTATTGCCCCAACAGCTTCTTGCGACCCGTGTTGAACCCCTCGGCAGACCCGCTCGACAGTAGCGTGCCGCGTCGGCCTCCGAAGATCGCTTCTCTCGACCGGTTACGCGCCTTCGCCATCGCGGCGCTTGGGTCAGCGGTCGCTGCGCCCGGTGGCGGTGTTGCGCCTGGTATCTTGGGAGTCATCATGCCCGTTGCCAGTGCGCCAGTAGCACCTGTCGCCAGTGCCTTGCCTGCTGTCTTGAGTGCGCCAGCGGCTGCACCCTTAGCAGCAGCGCCTGTCGCCAGTGATCCAACTGACGGCGCAACGAACGTGTTACTCGCAGCCAGCGTGCCAAGTTCTGCGGCTGTCATACCGCCAGCTAGTGTGCCGCCAGCCGCTCCAGCCGCACCTGCCGCCGCTCCAGCACCTGCTGCCGCTCCAGCACCTGCTGCCGTAGTTGCAGTCGTCCCCGTGATGGCTGCCCAGAGTGAAGTCAGTGCTGCCGGTGGACCCATACGCTCCTCCTAATGTGCCGCCTCATGGTCAGCACGTTCCCACGGATCATAGTCCTGCAATGCGGTATTGCCAAATTTTCCACGCAGCGCCGCCAACCGACCCCGCAACCGACCCTCGATGGGATACGCAAACGTCAGCGCCAGCGCATCACCCCAGTCAGGCGAACGACCCAACCGCGCCTTGATCTGCTCCTTGTCCTCGATCATCAGCTTGTCTGCCCGGAACGTATACGTCGGCTCCGTCAGGTCAGCGATCAACTCCGGAATGTTCGGCAGCCACCCGCCACCCTTTACCCACTCCGCCATCAGGAACCACATCTCCGCCCGCTTGTTCAAATACTTCGCGCTCATCGCCCGACCGCTGAACGGCACCCCGATCGGCGCTCGACCCAACCGCCGCAGGTTGTCTATCCACCCCGCACCGTAGCCGCCCGTGTCGTCGATGAAGCACGCATCCGCGTCCACGTTGCCCCACTCCAGCGACACATGCGCAGCCCCCGACACCGAGTCCATGTTCCGCCACTGCACCGGCGCAAACACCTTCAGCCCCTGCCGCCGCATCAGCACGCTCGCGTCATCACCGAACCGTGCCACGTCCACGCCCATCACCACCGGCTCCGACTCCCACGTCACCGCCTCATACGACCGACCAACAGCAGCCATCACGTCGCCCAACCCCATCAGGCTGTTCAAGCTCGACGGCGGAAACCGTCCAAACACGTTCACCAGTACCCACGGGTTATCCGCCCCGTACATCGCGATCTGCTGACGCGCCCACTCCACACTCACCCGACTCGACCGCAACGGACTGTCCGGGTCGCCCGTGATCTCCGTCACGTCCCACAGCGACCGATCCCGCGTCGCCGCCCGGTACAGCGGCCCACTCAGCATCGTCGGATTACCCGCCTGCACAATGTGCCCCTCCACGCACGACGACAACCCCGCCTCCGCCGTCGCCATCACCGCATCAGGTATGCCACCACTCTCGTCCAGCAAGAACATGATGTAGTCCGCGTGCAACCCCGCCAACGTGTCCGCCTGCGCCTTCGGATCACCACTCTTCGGCCACGTCCTCGCACTCATGAACCACGTCTCGGGATACTGCTTGCTGCTGATCCGCGTCTTTGTCCAACTGAACAACTCACCCAACAGCGGTGCCACACGCTGCCACTTCGCCATCTCCGCCCACAAATTGTCCGACAGGTTATCCCCAGTCACACTCGTCGCCGCAATCTTCGGGAACGGCCTCGTCAGCAGAAAATTCCACGCCAGCCAGGAAAGCAAACATGTCTTGCCAGGCCCTTTGCAGGCCAAGAGGGCTTGACGCTGACTCACCGGAAATCTCTCCAACACCTCCACCTGCCACCGATCAGGCTCAACCCCAAACAACTCCCGAACCATCAGCGCAGGACTCGCCTTCCACTTCGGCAGCCGCTCCGCAAATGCGCTCTGTACCTCACTGCTCAGCATGTATCACCGTCTCTATCCGTTGACAGACGTTGGGGAATTTTGGAAATTTTGCGGGATGCCCCCCCCCCACCCCATGCGCGCGAGCGAAACCCCGGCCCCGTGGGTGTGGCGGGAAGGGGACCCATCGGCTAGGGCTGTGCATCGGCTGGCTGCTCGGGCTGCTGGCCATCGCTCACCTGCTGCGCGTCGTGCTCGATCACCACGCCATGCACCAATGCGGGCTGCTGCTGGGCTGGCTGCGCGGCTAGGCCGGCGGCTTGGAGTACAGCCAGCCAGTCTAGTGCATCGGTGGTAGCGGCCTGCTTGGGCGGGTCATAGGTGGCGCGACCGCGCACCCGCATGAGGAATTGCCTGGTTTCGATCCTGAGCCGGTCGCGGGTTGTGTCGGCATCGTCTGTGCCGTCTGCTATCTGCACCAGCTCGTCCGACCAGGCGTCGGCCTGGAGTTCTAGCGCCTGCTGATACCTTGCCGCGAACCCGGCCACATCATCGACTGCCCAGCGGCGCACGGTCGCGGCGCGTGGATATCCCGCCTGCTGGCATATGTCGGCCAGAGTCCGACCGTCTGCGAGCTGGTCGAGGATCGCGCCGGCCACGTCTGCGCTGTACGCGGTACTGACCGGAGCCGGGTCTAGCGGGCAGTCGCTCGGCGGGCGCTCGATCGCGTCAAGCACGCGTGACGGCGGCGCATAGTCCAATCCTGGCGGTTGTCGCATGGCCGCGAATGTATCACGGTCGCGCTAGGCTGCGTATATGCCCGCCTGCTGATAGATGGCCGCTATGCCCTTGTCCATGCCTGCCGATGACGTGACTGTGCGCTATGGGCGATTGTGCGCGGTTCGCCTATTCGCTTGCATGATCCATGCCAAATTGGCGCTATTTGGACGCCATTTTAGGTCGTTGTGCAGTGCAACTTTACATAATCTGTCAATGTTAGATAACACACGTAGCGGCGCGGGTTCTAACGTTCTCTGACGGTGACAGAAACAGGGTCTAGGCCACGCCCAGTATGGCTCTAACGCTCTTACTCTACTTTTCCAAACATTTGCGTGAAATGTGGTGCTGCTGTATGCAGAACGTGTATTGCAGTGCAAGACAATATATATGACTAATAGATAAATAGAGAGTAAGAGCGTTAGAGCCAAGCCCAGCAAGGGTTTGAGCCGGATTCTGTTAGTGTGTGGTGACGTTAGAACCCGCGCCAATGCTGGGCCTCTCTAACACAGAAATATGCACCACGACCCAGAATATGCACATAACGGCCATTTTCCTCTTGCACCGCAAAAACGTGCTGCACCGCCGAAAACCGTATGCGCATAATCCAAATTGACCTAGATCAACTCACCGCTGCATTGCGGAATATTAACCTTTGGTAATGTTGGTCACATAAGCGTCACTACCTGTTGACAGTATGCGGGCAATAGCAATAATCGCTCCATCGGAACGTAACCACAGCAGGAGTACAGACAATGAACAAGAAAGCCCCGAACCCGAACCGCGAATCCGCGCAAAAGCTGGCCGGACGCATTGCCGCAATGTCAGATGAACAGCGGGCAGAGCTGGCCGCTTCTATGCCGGTCGTTGTATCTGTAACCGGGCACATTCTTAGCCCTCGCAATACCTGTCTGGCAGTCACCCAGATACCAACTGCAACGGTTATGGGAGGCTTTCGACAATGGCTCGCTGCGGGTCGTTGTGTCAGGAAGGGAGAGCACGCGGCCTATATATCCGCGCCAGCCATGCGGAAAAATGAGGCCGGAGAAGAATCGGGATTTTTCATCCTGGTTCCGGTGTTTGACGTATCACAGACTGAGGCCGTGGCGCAGCAGGTGGCCGCATGACCGCCCGCCCGTCACTGCTGGCTGCCCTCTGGCTGGCCTGCTGGCTGGCGCTATGCGTGGCCTGTACGGCATCGGACGGCCAGACCGGCATGGAGAGCGAGCCATGCGCCAATGGCCGCGAG